TGGGACGGGCAGCTCCTGTACTTGCAAGGCCAATCATCTTGTCAAGGGCTTCTTCTTGCTCGTAGTCAACATCACGCTCATCAACCAATTCCCAATTCTCCAAGTCCTCATCCTCACCAAACTCAAGAAGTGCATCAGCGTTGGCTTCTAAACTTTCTTCAGGTACGCAATTCGGTACTTTCTTACCGTCTTTCATTTTGTGGCCTACCATTACGTAGCCCTCCCAACACGGGTCGTCTTTTTCTTTTAACTCTTGTTTGCAACCGCAACCTTGAGCCGATAGCTTCTCGCCAGTTTCTTTCTCCGTTTCTTCCTTCGTAACCGAAGCACTTCTATCCGTAAACTCAAGAGGCTGTAATGTCTTGAAGTACAAGTCAAGGTTTATACCGTTGACGGCAAGAATCTGCTCAACCGACTTGATAATCATATTTTGGAATGGACGTATTACCGTGTTGTCAAACAACAAGGTTGCCGTTTCAATTTCTTCAGCATTGTTTCCCAATCCACTATTATCCTTGATACCCAACAACATAGGCGAGGTAACACGGTGGGCTACCATTAGCTTTTGCATTGCTTCTCCGGATAGGAACTCGTATTGGGCCGGTGCATCGGAAAGAGGCACGGCATCAATAGTGGCTGCTAATTCTTTGCTTTCGTTAAAGGCAAGAATAAAGTTACCGGCATTGGAACTGCCGGAGAACTTATCACGTATCTTACGTTCAATCTCCATACGTTCTTCTTCATCAGGTACACCGTTGTTGAAGTTAATCATCATAGAAGGACTCAAGCCGTTCTTGATGTTGTTGATATGGTAGTTTGCTACTTCTTCCTCAAGCTCCGCATACGGAATACCACCTTGGTAGTCTACCGGTGAGTAGTAATAATATCCTGCTTTATAAGGGCGGATTACAAGAATCTCAATAGCATCGTTTGAAGTACCGAACGCTGAATAGCGTTCCGGCTTCTCGTTTGGTTTTAGTTTTGTCCAATCAGCACAATAGTAATATCCTTCAATATCACCCTCATCACCCATTTTCTCCGCACGAAGCGTTTGAATAGGCATATGTTCCACCTGCGCTACTTGACGGCCTTGCTTCGTGTAGATAACTTGAAAGGCTGCTTGACCCATTAGCTTTAAGTCTCCTGCAACCTTTTGCAAACAATCACCGTGAATCAAAGAACGCATTTGAGCGTATTCTGAAGGCTTTTTACTGCTATCCGTAGCATCTATACCTTTTCCGTAGATAAGGTCGCTAACAGCATTTATAATGGCGTTGTTCGTGGGACTACCGTTGTAACGGTCTATCAAGTATTGATAGTAGTTGTTGTCAGCACCATACTCAACCCAATCACGGTTCTTTTGCTCAATGATTTGAGGCTTGGTGTAACTTGCAAGATTTATAGCGTGTAGCTTCATATTACTATGTATTCGTTGGCGTCAGCCTTCTCGTATTCCGTATATACGTTTTCGTTTGTAGTGTACTTGTCAAAGTCAGTTTGGTCGGTGCAATACACTTTTCCACGATACAATTCAACCGTTCCGGTCATCACAATATAGTAAAATCTTCCTTCTTTGAATGTGTACGTTGGTGTAACACTCACAAAATTACCACTTTCCGTTGCCGTTACATTGGCCGTAGTGGATTTGTTTGTTTGCTCATCCGTTATTTTCAAGGAAATTGTACCGGTTTCCACTTTGCGTGGAACAAACTTAATCTCTTTGTTCGTTGTACTTACTATATGCATACATAAATAACGTATTGCTAAAGTTTTTTGCAAAAAAAAGGAGAGCCGAAGCTCTCCCCTTTAATTTGCTTAACAACTTTTTAAGCTGCCCAACTGTCAGTACCTGCAACGACAGTCGCAGTAGCTGAAGTCATACCATCAAATGGGTCGCCAGCAACAGGTGAAGCAATAAAGTTAGCAGGTGTCAATTCGGATGCAGAAAAAGATAAGGTGTAACCACTCAAGTCCCCCATCGCTGCTCCCGATACAACCGTACCGCCTGTTACGTCTGCACCGTTCTCACGGCCCATAAGAAAAGCATTGCCATTATAGTCAACAACAACGATATGTGGACGACCATAGGCTAAAAGTTTTAATTCTTTATTATCCTCTTTGCTCAAACGAGGCAAAGTCAAGTTTAATACCTGCTCGTAGAAAACTGTACCGTTCTCACGAGAAGCATTAACGTTTTGCTCTAAAGAACTGTTGCCCTTTAGCAGGTATTGGTACGCACTAAACGTACCACTCATATCCGTAACTTCATCTGCCGAAACAGTAATGTTGCCCAAATCTCCGTAGTCTACAAAGTAAACTTCTTTGATTCCACCAACACTCTCACGACAAGGAAGAATACGTCCTTTTGTTAAATCACACGCCATATTATAAGTATTAAAAAAGGGCAGACAAGCCTTTGCCTACCTGCCCTCTTGATTAGTTTAAATCAACTATTTTAGTTGTAAAGAACGATTTCGCTTCCGATACCATACTGAACACCTGCAGTAAAGCGCATTACCACACGAACGTTTTGACTTCCGTCAAGGTCAGCCATATCAATTAACTTCACTTCGTTGTGGTCAGCCAACAAACCTGTACCGAAGAACAAGTTTGATTTTTGAGCAGCAGCCATTGTGTTGTCAGCAAGACCCGGAGCAACAAACAACTTCACACCGTCAAACGCAAGGTCTTGACCGTTGAACCAAGTTGTTCCTTCGTTGCGAACACCATTAGCACCCAAACCTGAAGCACCGAATCCACCAAGAGCACGAACATAAGCACGAGCAACGTTAGAAGATACGTACAAGTATAAGTCCTCTTTGCCGTAAACTGCAGTTGGGATAGCATCAACTACTTTACCCATTTCAGTGATAACGTTTGCAGCAGTAACAGTTGTACCTGTTACGTCTACTACGTCACCATCAGCTTCCCATAAAGTTTCAAAGCCGTCAAACTCACCTGCAGTTGCGTTAGTACCTGACCAAATGTTTGTTTCCATTTTTTCTGCAACCTTGGCAGCAACGTGGCCCAAGATGTAATCAGAAAATGCTGGAGGCAAGTTGTCAAATGCAGAGTAACCCATTTGGATTGCTTCCCAATCCGAACGGAAGTCTTTCTTACACAACTCAAGGTTCACTTGGAATTCTTCAGGTTGTAAGATACGCTCCGTTAAAGTAACAGTAGAAGTGTCAGCGAAATCACACGTTGCATCTTTTACGATTGCATCGGTAGCGAGTTTCTTCATTACCTCTTTGTACTTCACGTTTGGTTTTACGGTGATACCACCGCCTTCAATAGTATCTGCAGACAAAAGTGCTGCTGATACGTACTTACCGGCAAATTCGCCAGCGTAAGTTGTAGTGATTGATGTAGTTGTAGCCATCTTTCGTTTTTTATTTAATTTTTATCTTTTTTAATTTAAATATGCTTTTAAGCCTATTTTCTTCCTACTATTTGCTTTTGAGCTTCCATAACGGCTCCCTGAAGGCTCTCTAGGTCATAACCAAGCATATCAACCTTGTTTAAAAGGTCAACAAGCTCATTGTACCCGTCGAGTGAGCTTGCGGAAACACCGAATTCTGATGCTTTTTGGTCCACTGATATTTTAACTTTGACCGCATTAGACATCGCTGTATCTAAAGAATTCTGCTTATTAATTATTTCCATCCGAAGATTCTTAAGAACACTATTTGCCTTACTGACTTCTGCTCTAAAGTCTCCACGAAGACCTTTTTTCATTTCGTCGTTAACCCTGCTTATGTCTTTAACAGTAGACAAGTTTATAGAACTTTCTTGAGAAAGTTCTGCCCAAACTTTTTCTACTCTTTTCATTAGCGTTGAGAGATTTTATTAAGCACACGGTCAAGGGTAGATTTGCGACCATTGTTCGCAAACTTCATCATATCCTTCTGAACACTTGCTTCGGGATTTGCTTTGATAGGTTTGGCAGCCGGTTCTTGTGCGCTCATTTCAACTTGTTCAGTTGCTTCTTCGCTCACTTGCTCCTCTGCACTCATTTCTTCCTCTTTAGGACTCATCATCTGCTTAACTTCCTCAATCATTCCTTTGAGTTCATCCATAGCAGCTCCTAACTCCTCTTTCGTTGCGTAAGCCATTTCTTCTTCTTTTACTTCTTCTTCAGCAGCTTCTACTTCTTCTTCTTCGGATTCGTTTCCTGCTTCACGAATTTCAGCAATAACGCCTTCTTCCGTAATAATAAGAACACGACCATCCTCAAGGTTGTACTCACCAATAGGCAAGGCAACCTTTTCATCTTCAGTAGCAATAAATACTGCTGAACCGGCCTCAAAGCTCTCTGCTTCTATAACCGTGCCGTTGTCAAGTTTCATACTCTCAAGAGACACTTTTTGTGTTTCTTCTGCAAGGTCTACATTCAGTAGACCGGCAATTTTTGATAGGGTTTCTTTCGCACTCATAACTAATAAATTAACTATATTAAATTGTTCTGTTTCATTTTTATTCCAGCTCACCAAGTTCTTTGAGCTTTCCTTCCGCCCAACGCTTACCGGCTTTTCCACCCCATAGAAGGTATGAGATAGTACCACAAGCCTTTGAATCACCCTCGTCATAGTATTCTTCGGCACGGGAAAGATACGAGTACATACGCTTGATTGTAGCAAGTGTAATCTTTTCTCCGTTGGCCAACTGCTGCGCTCGTACTTTTCCTACTTGCGTGGCACACTTGTTGTTAACCTTCTCGTTGAGTTCAATGCCTCGTTTGGCATTGTTTCTTACTCCGCTTCCGTAGTCGCTATAACTTTCAAGTTCGGTGCGTTGCAATTCCTCACGGATTGCACACAACAATTCCTCGTCTTGTTCTACTTCGCTGATAATATCATCAAGAGTTACTTGCTTTGACATATTTACCTTGTCAGCAAAGTAACCTTCAATGGAAAAGCCTTTGACCTTTCCGGTTTTAACATAACTGTTCCAAACGTCATCGTTATAAACCTTCATACTAACCATCCACGTGCCTTCCGGTACGGAAAGGCCGTAGGCTTGACTCTTGTCTTTTTCGCTTTCAACAATCCAGCTCTCAACAACACTCAACCCCTCTAACTCAAAGTTGTGCTCAAGCGTGCTTTTGTTTTGGTTGCCTTTCGTTAGGAAAAGCTCCGAGGCTTTTCTTACCGTATCTTTTGAGAAGTATATGTAATACTCCTCCTCACCGTTGGAACGGAAGATAGTCTTGTTGGGAATAAGTGCTGGACCCATTAAGATTCTTTTCTCGCTATCTACCTCTGCAAGTTTCACCTCTTGCTCTTTGCTCAAGGTAATGAAATCCGACTCAATGGCCGGATGCTCAACAATGCTGATGGCTTGTACGCCACTCAACATTTGTTCTTCGTCAAGTATTAGTTCTACTATTTTCACAATGTTGCGTTTTTAACTCTTTTTCTATCTATTTCCTGTTGGGAAGATACATCACTTCCCACAACATACGCACGTACCGGACCTTGTTGTCGTAGGCTTTGTGCAATTTGGTTTGTACCACTCGCTCCCACAACATTAAATGAAGGTGTGAACGAACCGCCCGTTGGTGCGCTTGTCTCGGTAGGCACGTCCGGTGATTCAAACTTACTGTTTTGTATCTGCTTCAGCTTTGCAATACCAAAGGCCGTGGCCAATCCTGCCTGTACGGCAGGGTATGCAGGGAACGCTGCCGTGATAGGGCTTTTTTGTGCCGTAGCGTAAGCGTTTTGTGCTGCCTCAATTGTGGACACAACCGTGTTGGCTGCAGACAAAGCCTTTTGCACTTGGAACGCTCTACGTTGTTGTTCTTCACTTTCACCGGCAAACGCTTCACTTAATGCGGATATAGCATCAAGACCTTGGGCTGTTATTTGAGTAATAGCAGCATTAGTCTCTGCCCTACGGTCAATTTTTGCCTGTTCGGTTTCTTGGTCAAGTCTTTTGCTCTCCGCACTATACTCCGATTCAGCAAGAAGCCTTTCGTTAAGAAGTTCTTGATAGCGAAGTGTACCTTCTTTTGTAAGTGCAAGTTCATCTTCTATCAGTTTAATACGAGCATCTTTCTTGGCTTTGGCCAACTCCTTCTCAAGTTGAATGCGCTTGATAACATCAAGCTCTGCATCAATAGCTGCTTGTTTCTCAATTTCTGCTGCTTCGTTTTCCGCCTCTATCTTTCCACGGTTAAGCTCAAGAAGTTCTCGCTGCAACGCTTCTTCGTTGCTCAACTGCTCACTACGGAAACCTGCTACTTGTGCCTGAACACCTGCCAACTCGTTTTGTGCTTCTATCAAAGCCTTTTCAGCCTCAAGGTTGCCTTTTTTCTTCTCCGCCTCACGCTCGGCTGCCCTTAACCTTGTTTGCGCCGCAGCCATCATCTCTGCCTCTTGCTTGTCTAATACCGCGCCAAGTTCCTCGTTGGCTTTTATACGGTCAGCAATAGTGTTACGCTCATCGTCCCGTACTTGTCGCAGTTTCTCTGCTTCCAAGTCGTACTTCTCAATAAGGCCTTGGCGTATTGCATCGGATAGTTCTGCTTCTTTGTTTAGCTTTACGGTTTCGGCTGCAGCCTTGGCCGTTTGTACAACATAGTCTTTGGTTGCAGTAGCCACTTTTGTTATAGCCTCTTTTCCCTTGTCAAAGGTGTTGTTAACACCGGTGAGAACGTCAAGGGACTCCTTACCTGCACTTTTAACATCCTCTAACGCTCCGGCAAAGTCTCCGCTAAATACTTTTTTAACGGCACTTGCCAAGTATCCAAGTGTATCAAGATATGAATCAAAACGCTCTTGTATGTTTTTCTTGAATGCATCAGCAAAATCAAGCAACGCTTGTTTTGGGTCCTCAAAAATACCTTTGAAAAAACCGGTTACCGCACCGGTATTAGAAACAATGAAGTTTACAAAGTCATTAAAGGCAATGGATAGAAATTCAAAGGCCGTGTTGAAGGCATCAACAACAATTTGGTTCTCGCTGAAAAGTTCTTTAATAATTTCAAGCCCTTTTTCTACCAAGAAAAGAATACCTGATGCCTTTCCTATGTTACCAAAAGCCTTGGACAGTTTGCCTACACCTTTCTCGCTATTCTTTGCGCTATCTCCAATACCCTGAACACCCTCATCAACTTTGCTTATGTTGTCGTTGGCCTCTTGGAAGCCATCGTTCATAGAACCGGTCATACCTTCAATAGCCTTCTGCAAGTCTTTGATAGCAGACGTTAGGTCGTCTGCCGTCTTGTCCGCATTAGTTTCTACGTCTATTTTTACGGTTTCCTTAATGGCCATTCTTCAGTTTCTTTAGGTATTGCTTCCAGTTTTTTGGCTCTTGGTACTTGCCCTTTGCTATGGCTATGTTCTCCGTGGTGGGCTTCACGTCCGGAAGCGTTTCTATCAAATAACGTAAGTAGCTCATATATTACACATCGTTAAGCAATTCTAATGAAGCCTCACCGGTGGTGAGGTTCAGTTTTATTGAATTTATAATGTAGTTTCTTTCAAGTATCGTTAGCTTGTCATTGTTTCTCAAATCCAACATAACGCCTAAAGGCAAATGCGCTTTGAAGGTAAACACCCTTCTGCTTGCATCATACAAATCTGTAATGTAGTCTTTCCAATAGGTGCTATACAATCCTTGACTAAAGCCCTGCAACAGGTAAGGGTCTATTTCCGTACCGAAGTTTAAGGTTTGGGTTACGGTTTCAGCAGTATTGTTGTTTACATTTCCTATCAACCACATATCCTGCTTTTGAATAGCATTGCCACTCATATTGGTATAGCTCCAATGGTTTGACAACTGAATGCGTAGGTTTCCTGCTGCATAGAAGATAATAGGCTGACCTATGTACGGCTCCAACTCTCGTGTTATGCATTGGCCTACATTGATTTCAGTAAGACCTACTCCGTTTTCGTAAATATCCGTCAACCTTTCAAACAACATATGGTCAAAGCCAGCTTCAACTTCAAACTCCTCTCCATCAAATGTGAAGTCAGCCCGTAGGTCGCCATAACCAATGTCATTCTGCAGCCTATATTGTTCTCCAAGTATGGCTTCCGTTTCATTGTACTTAAAAGATATTCTGCGATACAGTGGTGCTTTCTTTACGTTTGATTCTTCCGTATCAACATATTGGGTTATGTCCCTTGTTGTTCCTTCGCTATACCACGTGTCCAAAGGCTCAATGTCGTATTTGGAAGGTGCCGTGGGCACCACCACCAAATTAAAAGCCCTTACAAGGCTTCCTATGAAATCACTAACCTTCTGCTCTGGCATTTGGTCAGCAATCACCACTTCACTCGTAATGCTTTGAGATGCCAACCTACCTACCGTATCAGCCTCTTGCCAGCTCGCTCCGTCATTATACTCCAAATAGAAAGTAGTAGTGTTGATGCTTACAACACTTGCGTCCCAATCGTCAGGAACGGATAACCTAAACTGAATAGTATCGCCTATTGCTCTTTCACCAAGGGTAATGGTCTCGTTGCTTATATTACCACTATGACTTCTGCTGCTAAACAACTCGTCATTGATAAATACATCTATCTTGTAGGAAGCCGTTGAGTTCAGCGTATAGCGGACTCGCAAGTCCGCCTCTTGTGCTGCCGTTACCGTGTACTTTTGCGTGGTTAGATTGTAGTCTCCCGTAGAGTTAAAAGTAAAATTAATAACCTGCGGAAGGAATCCATTAGGTTGGTCTTTGAACATATACCCTGCTCTCCTATGACACCACATAAATAGTTTGCCAAAGTCAGCAGAAGCAAAGAAGTCGCTTTGAAACTCTATACCGTACTTCGCCTCTATCGCATCTACAATCTTTTGCAACTTAATTGCAGGTTTCAAGTCGTAGTAGAACACTCCGTGAGAAGGGTCATTGTGAAAATGAATGTTACCATCTCCGTGAGAACCTTGTGAATCGTAATACCATCTTGTTACAGGCGTAATCATTGGGTAGATTATCGCATTTCCTGTATTGTCCACATAATTATTGATACCTACCTCTATGTTCTCATCATTGTATGCGTGGTCTTGAGCTGATAGGTCAAGGTCGTTGAGTGTATCCTCACCGAACAAGTCCTTCAGGGCCGTTGTGTTGCTATAAAAAGATACGGAGTAGGCGTAGGGCTCACCTTGTTTCATTTGTACCTCCTCAAGCTCTAATACGCCTTGCTTAAAAACATTGTTGTTGACCTCAATGAAAGAATCAGAACGAAGGTTGGCAGTAAAGCCACCCAACACATCTACGTTGTAGTAGTGTTTGAATATGGCGTTGTTTGTTGCTGAAGCCGGTAGCGTGAAGCCATTACTGTAATCTCCAAATACCTTTGAGATATCTTTGACGTTTTGTGTGGTCAAAGTAATTTCTATGTTCTCGTCCTCAAACAAGTCTGCCCGTTGGCCATCTATGTAAAGAGATACTTTATACATAGCGAATATCAAATGCTTCTTCCACCTGCACGGTGTAGTTAATGGTCTTGTCGTTTACAGACTTTTGAAGCGTTAGGCTTTGTGTTGATACGTTGACGGGAACACCGTCAAGCATTACACGTTCGCTTATCATCATTTGCTCCATTACAGCATTGTAGTCCTCACCTACCCAACCGGTGTTCAGCGTAAAGCGTTTTCTTCCGTTTACATTGTATCGTTGGTACAATGGGTTTGTTGTTGAGTATGTGAATCCTGATGCTGATGAACTACCGATTGATTTACGGAATTGGTCTCCCGATGCGCTTACTTCTTCCTCGCTGCGCTTAAAGAATGTTACGCTTTCCCACATACCGTTTTTGTTTACAAACTGCATATGAGCAGGTGTGTACTTTGCTTCGCAGGTAGGGTAGAACCTTCTTGTGTCTAATGTCGTGCCATCCTTATCCTTGAGGTTGATGTCGTAGTATTGAGTGTAGGTTAAGGTCTCACCAACAGTTGATACCCAAGCATCAAGATTGCTAACGCCACAAGGCAGTAACAAAACCCTGCCTTCGGCTTGAAGGTTCTGTAACTGCGACTCCGTAATACGGATTTCTATGTTGTACCCTCCATCACCTAATATCTCAACTACATCTAATCCAATGTTGGCACATTGAGTGCCTCCCTCAACAGTACCACCATCTGCCAATACTCTATCCTTGTACGCCCAATAGATGTCATAACCCTCACCCCACTTACCAAGATATACAGGCACAACTTCGTTGCCAGAGTCCTTAATGTATTTAACTGCATTGACACTTGCAAAGCCTTTGTTTACCTCTTTGTTGGCTGCTTCAATGAATATGTGGTATCCGTTAGAAGCCTCAAAAATATCGGAGCTTCCTGTATCGTTAATCGTTTGTGGTGGGTCAGCTTTGTTTATATAGTTTACCGTGTAGTCTATTTGCACCCACACTACGCTACCATCAGGTGCGTAGGCAACGGTGGTGCCGTCAAAGTTTTCGTACTCGTTAGAAAGGTACTCACGCACCATTGGAGCAATGTCAAAGGAAACATCCGTAGTTGCAAACACATCTCTAAATAAAGTGTATTGGGCTGATGCGGGACGTGAGTTTCTTGAACCCGTCCAAATGTATAACTCAAAGGTTACGTCAGTCAGCGAAGATGAAAGTGCCGAATATCCGGCAGTAATGTAAATAGGGCTTCGTGCTCCTACTAAACTTTGTGGTGATACAATGGGCATTAGAATATATTTTTAAGGGTAAACTTCATAAAATCCTGAACATCAAGTTTGAAGGCCTCACGGACTTCAACAGGCAACCTTTGGAAGCCCAACTTAAATGCTCTTGTAAAGAAATAACTCGGCTCAATACCTTTGTAGTACAGTTTCCTTTGGATTAGGTACACAAGGCTTTTGCGAGACACGAACCTACCCTTGTCATCACGAACACCTTGAAGTCCCTTGCGAACCGCCCACTTGTCCAAAGGACCACGTGGCGGCATCTTGTTGGTGTAGCTATACGGTGTGTTGTATTTCTTCTTAATACCACTTACACCTTTGTCTTGGAACTCTCCGTATTCCTCCATAAGGAAGTCAAAAGAAAAGGAAGCTCCTGATTGACTTGTGGTTTCCTTGTATTGAATGCTATCGTATAGCGTTTTGGAAACGTTCTTTTTCTTTTTCGTTAGGTTTGTTCGTGCCTGTTGCACGACATACCTTCCAAACTTGTCAAAGACTTCCTTTAAATGGTTGGGCTCAAGAGCAGACACTTATATCGGTATTTGGAATTGATATAGAAACCGTCAAGTCCCAACCCGCTACCTGATTGTCAAAGCGTTCTACAAATGGCTCACAAGTTGGTGTTCCCGATATTTGGTACCTGTCCGTGTATAGGTCGCCTCTTGAAAGGTCGCTCCATAGTTTGTTGGCCACCTGAAGCATTGTGTTAAGAACATCCTGCTCGTTGTTGTTTCCCCTAAATGGGTTGTCGGCCTTTGGGTCGTCTTTGTTGAAGTCCACCAAGTCCATAAAAAGTATGTTCATATTGAACGTAATGGTGTGGTCTTGGAACGTTGCGTTTTGAATAACAATGTGGGCCAATGGAAAGATTGTTTGCTTTGCAAGGTCAACGTCAAGCAAGTCTCCTTCCGTTACGGTATTCACGCTTGGGTTTGCCTCAAGCGTTACTCGTAGCTTTTCTAAAATGTCGTAATATCCTCTCATTGTTTAAGTAACTTCTTTTCCGTATCTATTTTCTCTTTCTCAAACTCAAGGTACATTAAAGCGGAGTGTACGGGGAGCTTACTAACTGCTTCAAACTTTGTAACGTCTCCTTGAGCGAGTTGATAGAAACTTCCGTACCAACCCCATTTTCTTCCGAAGTTTGCTTCGGCAGAGAGGTCGTGCTCATCTGCTCCTCCAAAGATTCCGTCATAGCTATCGACAAGTCGATTCCTAAACGATAAAAAAAAACCAGCGCACCAAGTACCACTTCTAACGTCATCTGCTTCATTGCTTCGGAATACTTGTCCGTACCATCATATTCCTCTATCTCGTAGTACTCTCCTGCTTCGCTAACAATAGGCCGGTACAACACGGCCATTGCCTTGTGCATATTCTTCCAATCCGTAACATTGGCATCAAGGTCAACGTATTCTCCAAGCGTTATGTCCTCCAAGTTTGGTACAAAACCATATAAAGCCTTTTTAAGGCGTTTTCTTTTCACAAGCGAAGGGTTGGCCTCAAAGTAACTGAAAACACGTTTAGCAAGTCGCTGAACGGTATTGTACGGCATCTTGTCTACAAGTATCAAGGGAACATTGCAGAATATCTCTACTGCCTTTTGCGTAAGAAACATATCGTCCTTGCTTTTCAAGGCAAGGAACCTTTGATACTGCTCAAGTGTAATGTCCTGTAAACCTTCAGGAACTATAATGTCAATGTCCATAGCTAAATAACGATTTTAACGAACTGCGTACCTTCCGTAGTTTGGTCTTGACATTCGGTTGTATGTTGCATACCTCACCGCATCTATGGCGTGGTTATAAGCATCCACCGGTTTGTTCAACACCTTTCCGTTGTAGTCCTCTACGAATTTATAGTTTCTTAATTCCTTAATCAAGTTCACACTTGATTTAGTTACATTAAGTCTATAACGCTTCAGCATATCAATACCAGCCATTACGGAATCCTTCCCTTTGGCCGTTGGCTTTATGTTCCACCCAAACAACTGAAGCTCCTTTATGCTCTTTGGCTCGGCACTATCTCCGAATATCTCCGTGCGCTTGTCGAAGCCAAGCGACTGAAGTTTCTTGTGTATATCCCTGTTCGTTAATCCCGTTTCATATACAAGTTCCTCAAAGTACAGGTCTATATCCTTGCGATACGCCACAACAAGCGTTGTAGGGTCGTTGGTAAAACCAAAGTCCATACCTGCTGCAATCAACGATGCACCCTCCGGAATAGCCTCAACCGTTTGGTGCGTGAAGATTACTGCTTTGCTTTGTCCCCTCTCACCAAGACCGTACACCTGCCAATAGTGTTCGTCAGTTTCCTTCAGTCTTTCAATCTCCGATACAATAGCATCGGAAAGGAAAGGATTGTCAAGGTATGTGGTCTTGTAGAACTCGGCATCATCTCTTGGTATTACCCTATCGTATATCCAATGGTACTCGTCCGAAGGGTTGTAGTCTAATATGATTTTGCCTGTTGTTCTCATCACAAGCTGCTGCCAATCCTCAAAGTGAAGTTCGTTGGCCTCGTTGATGTACAACATATTACGCTTTCTACCACGCACCTTTTGTGGTTGGTCAAGCGATATGAACTCAACCATATTGCCTCCCAAGTGATATTCGTTGCTGCTTTTGTTGTGTTGGTCAGGGTTGTATTGACCGGCCCGTTCAAGTATCTCAAAGAAATCACGCATCACCGATGCACGAACCGAAGGAAAAGTCTTACGACATATCGTTATTGTTTCTCCGGTGTTCTCCGCAGACAAGCAATAGGTGATAATCCATATGAGAATGTTGTAGGTCTTTCCCGAACGTGTACCACCCTGCTCTACAACAATCCTGCTTGAGCTTTCTTGAAGGTGGCGGAATACTATGTTAGTCCGAAGTGTTGCCATCCACAATTTCTATGCGTAGGGCATTGCCTCCTTCGTGTTGTATCTCCTGACGCTCAACATACCCACGGCTCTTGCCTTTGGTCTTTAAATAGAAAATAGTTGACGTTGGGTTGCCTTTGCTAATTTGCTTGTGTAGTTGGCTTTCTGCAAAGTCTATGGCTACATTCTCAAGCTCTTTGACTGCTTCCTTGTATTGCTCATCTTCCTTCATATATCGGTAGTGTGTCTCCCGTGATATCCCCACACTCTTACAAGCAGAGGTAACAACACCAAGCGACTTTTCAAGTGCTTGGAGCATAGCCTTTTTAGTTATGTCACTTTTTGCCATTTTTCTTTTTGCTTGTTAATAGTTCTTTTACGCTTCCTTCCGTAAGTTCATCCTTACGTTTTCGTAGGCTATCCAAGTGTTCAGGGTCAAGGCGTTTGCGTTCTCTTTCCGTTTTTATTTTCCTGATTCTTGCTATCTCGTCATCCAAAGGTTCGCACTTCCACATTTGTTCCAATGAGTAGTAGACTATTGAATATCTATATGCGTGTTCGTTCTCGTATTCTATGGTGCTTACACCGTGCATTATTTCTTGCCCGTTGAATATAGACAATGTGTTGTCTGCTACTTCCAATGCTATATCAAACTCGGGTATTACGAGATACCCTCCTGCTACGTCTTTCTTGAACACAACCATATTGGAAAGTACACCTTTGAAGTTTCCTGCATCAAAGTGGTAGTTCAGTTGATTGTTCTTGTTGACAATGCCCGATGTAAACGGGCTGCCTCCTATTGTCCAATCCTGCATTACTTTCTCCTCTACCAATCCGTTGTGAAAATCGTAGCGTTCCGGAAAGTATTCTTTATAATATCCTACGAGCTCTTTAGCAAAGTTCGTGATAACATAGTGCTGCTTCTTGTGTTTCAAAGCCATTGCCGTAACCGTGCAGTAGTCGTGGCGCATTGCCACCCGTGGTGAGTACCCAAAGATGGTACTTGTGCTGACAAGTCCCCTGCTACGTTTTCCTGTTGTGTAGTCAACATTCTTTACCGACCAACGTAAAGCAGATGTATCGGTTTGTAGTTTCTTGTATAGAATGATTGGTTGACCATCGCAATAAATTATTACGTCCTCCTTAATAACAGTAGAAACGTCCGACCGTAAGGCAGTACGTTTCTTATACTTTGCTATATCTATTTCTTTTCGGGTTAGGTCAAGCCTTTTCATATTTTTCTTGCTTTGTACATTGGGTCAGTTAGCTTTGGTTCGTACCGCCAACTCTTGTCCGGTTTCTCTATAACCTTTATGCTTGGGTCAATCTCAAGGAAAACCTTGATGTCGTCAAGATACATTTGTGCACGGTCAAAACTTTGACACCCTCCCTCATTGCTTCCTACTGCCTTGGTTTCTATTGCGTGTTTTGAACACCGCAATACCCAACCGTTCTGCCGTATGGCCATCATATAGTAAAAGAAGTCCTCAATTTGTCGTATGCGTTCCGTTGTCTTAAAGTACTTGGTCTTTATTATATAACAAGTTTGGAACCTTTTATTTATGTGGCTGAACAGTTTTTTCTTGGTAATGTCATAAAATTCAAAAGAATACGGAAAGCTAACACCTGCAAGGTCATCATACTTTGCAAGGTAACGGTCTATTGCTTCCAAGTCCTCGTGTATCTTGCCTATCTTCTTAACGTCATCATCTATCTTAAAGATAACATCGTATCCGTTGGCTTCGGCCCATTGCCTTCCAAAGTGTATAGCGTATCCTACTCCTTGATTTGTTTTGTCTAATAGAATCTTGTTTGGGTGGTCATAGTTCTCGTAGTCATCTTCCTCAAGAATTACTGCTGAATCAATAGGAAGCGTTTCAAGGAGAGGCTTGCAGGTTTTTTCAAACTCTGCAGGCCTTCCTTTACTTGGAACTAAAACCAACCAATTATGCTTTAGGTTCATACTCTTCAAGTAGTGCAATGATTACATCCGTGTTGCTTTCCAATTCACGCTCCTCCATAATCTCTTGCAGCTTTGCAAGAGCATACTCATATTGCTGATTGTCAAAATACATTGTTATCTGCTTGACCTTTGAGTTGATATAAGTATCAAGGTCTTTGTCAAGCTCGTCCATATCAAACTCCGGTTCAACGTCCTCGTCAAAATACGAGGCCGGTATGTTTATACCCCAATCACTCAAGTCGTTGATATCCCATTGGTTTGCAAGTAAGTCCCAATCCCACTCACCAAAGCTACTGTTGTCTTTGATAATGAACTCTTGCTTTTGTGCTTCCGTGAATTCCGAAGCCTTTATAATATATACTTCTTTGAGTCCTGCTTCCAAACAAGCACGTAAGCGCATATTTCCACCAAGCACCATATTCTCCTCGTCAACTACAATAGGACGAACCTTTAGCATTTCAGGGAACTCCTTGATGCTGCTTACAAGTTTTCGGAACTTGTCGTTCTTAATTACCCTTGGGTTGTGTGGTGCGAGATGCACCTTGCCTATTGCTACCTTTTCAGTTTTCATAATGTTTCTTCAATATAATATCCATCTAAATCAATTCCTTCTTGGAAGAACTTCTTGTAAAGCTCTATACCTTTTCTCGTGCGTTCCTTACCACTATTGTAGAAGTCCTCGCTAACGTGGTATACACCAATGTCAAGGCTTCCTTTGTCAATAGCGACAAAGTGGAAATTCTCCGGAGGTATTCCAAAAAGGTTGCAGTAAATATACACTTGAATATCGTAACCATACTTGTATGCTGAATACTTGAAAGCGTGTAGGTCGCTTGTTGTTTTCAAGTCAATGATATGGTCGCCTTGCAGTATATCTGCCTTGGCTCGGAAAGGCATACCATCAAGCATATCTACTCTTGGTATCTCAAACTGCGCATCTTTTAAATAACCAAGTACCTTCTCGTTGCGTAGCATATGGTCTTGCAACCTGCGAACCTCACCTTCCTCTTTGGCCGTGATAACGTCCAAGCCTTCGTTGGCTTCTGCTACTTCTTTGAATTTTTTTGTTGCTCTTGACTGAACATCTACAACCACAACGTCATCCATCTTGTGCGGTTCAAGAACCGACAAGTGAAATAGCTTACCAATCAACAAGGCTTTTGAATTGTTGTTGCCTCCGTACTTGGTAACGTAGTGGTAGGTCTTGGGAGATTGCAGTAGCATCTTAATAGAACTTGAGGACAAGGCTGCTTGTCCCAAGTATCCGTAGTAATGCTCGTCCTCCTTTGCGAGTTGCTCAAGATGGCCTACCTCGTGGTAGATGCCATCGAGCATTAGTATTTCTTTGTTACTGTAAAACATCTCCGTACTCCTCAATGTTAAACCATTCCAAGAAAAGAGTTTTTAACGCAACCTGCTCCATCGGAGAAGTAATCTCAACCTCATCGCAAGTAAACCATTCTTTGAAAACAAAGAAGAAACGAGCGTTTTTACCCCTGCCTCGCATTACGATAGATTCGGAAGGCCCTCCCCAAGAAAGAAGCCAAGTCCATTCATCATCATCGGGATTGTAAGTCAAGGATAAGCCGTAATTGTCAAGGCCATCGTAATCTTGAGAAATCATCATTACCTCGATGTCCTCCATTCTGCTGATTAAGTGTTCTCTTGTTGTCATAATAGTTGGTTGTTGTAAATTAATAAGATATGAAATCGGCAAGAGATTCTTGCATCAATTTTCCGTTGGCAAAGATTTCAGTAGAAGGACAACAGCCCTCTGAAACTGCGATTTCAACAAGCTCGTTAAGATTTGCAGATTCTAATTCTACACGCTTGATAATCATTGAATAATTCATAGTTGGTTGTTTTTTAATTAGTTCCATAAGCAATGTTAAAAAAAGTAAACTTATTAACAAAAAGTTTACTCATTTATTTTTGTTGCCAAGTAAACAGGTAGGAAACCAACCGTCTTTACAATCTTTCTTCTATCGCTAAAGTGAGACGTGGTGGGCATTCCACCTTTGTCCTCCCATTGTGGTTCGTGAAGTTTGCCCAAGTTAAATACAAAGATGCCTTCAGGCGTACTGTTAATATATATTGGAGTGGTTCCAAACTCCTCGCTGCGCTTTATTAACGCATCGTACTTGTCCTTTTCAATGAGAAGTTCATCGTAGTGCTTGTTGCGACACTTCAATTCAATGTCCATTTTGTACTTTTCGGAATAACAATCATAGCGAGAGTATTGCTTCTCGCTTTTTTGCAGGTCAGGTACGTGCGTTAGCTTGACTATATTAAACAGGTCTATCTCCCTCATACGAATCGTATAACCCCTTCAGGTCGTTTATAAACGCCTTCCACTCCTTCGGTGCACACGGGCAGGGGATTGCAAACTTGTGGCTAAAGACACGGGCGTGTATCCTTGCAAGTGGTTCTTGGTATTGTTCTTTGATTGCTCGGCCATCAAAGTTTGAGAAAAACTGCTTTAATGTTTCATACTCTCCTGCTTCCAAACACGATATCTGACTCTTGCGTGGGAAAAGTTTATTCAGTTTTTCCTTACGAGCATCGCACCCACAATCAACTCCGGTTGCTTCGCTAAACCATTCAACGGCAGCCTTAATGCCGGTTGCCTTTGTTAGCTTTTCAACATCATCACCCAAGCCTTTAGACTTATTCTTCTTCTTTGCCGGAGCGGTACGCTTTGTACTTTTCACCGTGCTTTTGTTGGATTTTTGTTCGGACATTTTTAATTGTATTAAATATAGAGCTTTGACTTATCTTGCTTCCTTCACTCAACTCACGTATCGTTTCGTTGTCTCCGTAGTATATCTCAAATATCTTTTTGTCATACCAATGCAAACCCTCAATAGTTTGCTCCACTTCCGTGAGCAACTCCTCAAGAATTTCCTTGCAGTTTTCTTCGTTTAAAGGGTCGTCAGGTATTCCTTCCTGTATATCTTGGAACGTAACCTTGATTCTCTTTTGGTCGTAGTAAAGGTTTCGTAAAGTAACGTAAACGTAGAATGTGTTTACATCATCATCACCGTACTTGATTTTCTCGTAGGTGGTTTTGTCATACAGTTTTAGGTACATCTCTTGCACCAACTCCCGTGCCCACTCTTTGTTTAGGCCAAAGGATTGGGCCATACGCATCCAATCGGCATCACGTTCGGCAAGTTTCTCAAGAAGTTTCATTCAACGGTTTATCCATCCGTTGAAATATACATTAAATTTCTACACGCTCAAGAAGTTCTTCGTTTTTTTTACGAAGCTCCTTGTTTTCTGCCTTGAGTTGTTGTATGTCAATCTTGATATGACCGTTCTCAATTTGCGCTTGAAGTATGCGAGTCTCAATCTTTTCTATGGACGTCATACAAAAGCTGATTGCAGTATATAGCTGCTCCAACTGAAGTATTGCAATACGATTGTCCTTGTTGTCCTGTATCATTGCTCCAATAATGAGCAACTGCTCCCGTAGAGCCATTGTAGCAAAACCATCCATATCGCATTACAAGTGAAAGTTTTCAATCTCGTCAGCAAGGAATTGCCACAAGTCGCTTTGCATATCTACCTTTTCCATATTGGAAGTGTAGATTGAACCGATTTCCCATTGGTCATCAATGTGTGGTTGGTCATAGGTTTGTTCCTGACCTTGGTGAAAGTCAACCTGAACATACCAATCAATGCCTCCGACCTCAAAGTGTCGTAGGTTGCGTTTTGCTACCGTGTCTTTGAAAAGTTGCTCGGCAGCATAATCGTTTACAAGGTCGTAGACTTCATCAAAGATAATGTCGCCTTGTTGCTTTGCCAATGCATCTCCGTGCATATGGCCAAAGTCTTGTAATAGTTTTAATAGTTCCTTCATAGTTGGTTAATTTTTATCAATGTTAAAAAAACAATTGTTCTAAACCAAAAGCCGGATATAAATCTTGGTTGGCTATTGTGTAATTGTCCGTTTTCATTTTGAATGTTGTCCCGTCATCCCTTGTTATCTTCTTGCCTTGAGGCGTGAAATAAGCAATCTTTTTAAAGTTGTCGGTAGATATGTATCCGCATACCGTTAAAACGCTTGTGCGCTTGTTTAAACTGCAAAATAGATAGTAGTCGCAGTCGTAGTTTAATTGCGAAGCAATAAGATTGTTGACGTAATGTGGTTGTGGGTCCACCATTCGGCCCATTGTTTTGACGTCCCACTTTTTCTCATCAGCATCAGTCAAATCATAGCCACCGTCAAACCCACCAGCAAAGTCTATCTTCATTCCCAAGTAATGTTTAATGGTGTACTCGCCAAGAAGTCCTACATATTGTTCTTCTTGATTTCCGTCAGCGTTGCCTCGCTGACCAATGTTGTTATCCTGAAGGTACTTCCATACCCTTACCTTGAGTTCCCTTGGTATGTTTAGTTGCATCATAGGTCTACAAAATGTTTTAATACTTCTACCTCGTCCCTTGATAGTTTGCCTCGCATATGAACTTGAACCAACACGTCAACCAATGCCTTGTAGTTTTGCTTGTTGATTAACATTAATTCAGTACCTGCCTTATTCATTTGTTTCGTTGAATGTTGCAAACTGTACGAAAAAACAATCTCGGTTCTGCTCAACCATAAACAAATGCCAACTGCTTCTTCCCCAAGCTATTCTAAAAAAAGTCAAGTTCCACCAACCGTCGTCAATGTGTTGCCACCCGAAAAGTTCAATATCAAAATACTTATGTTTCATCTTTTTTTACTTTTTTAATTAAATTCTTCTTGAATATCTTGTCGGCCATCTTGTCCCCTATTCTATTCATTGCCCTTCGTTGCCTCCTGTTCGGTTTGTGTTCTTTCATATCGCTTCAATATAT